ATGCCTCTTCAAGCGCGGCGCCCGTAATCTGAGCAATGATCTGTTTCCCCGCGTCTGAAGTCGGATCGATCGGAGGTTGACTAGGATCATCGTCGATGGTCAGCTCATTCAGGTCCTTCTGCGTAAGCCGCAGGGGGACCAGGTCGTCTTGGGTCGCGTAGGCCATGGATTACTTCGTTTCCTCGGGAGCTTCCGCAGGTGCAACGTAAGGGGTGATCACCTTCAACGCCAGCAACCGTTCAGCCTGTGAGTCGGTCAGATCGATCTGTTCGCCACGTTTGTATGGCTCATTGTCGTGATTGATCGGATGCAGCACGGTGTAAGTCGCCGGCACACCCTCGTCAACTTTCTTTTTGCCTGCCATGGATCCTTCTTTCTACGCGTGAGAAGTGAGGTGCGCCGGCCATTCGCACTTCTCGCGTTCAGGCCGGCTCATCTGTGAAGTTCTGGATTAGGCGACCGCGTTGGCGAACAGGTAACCGGCCTCGGGAGCGGTGATGTTCTCTGTCGAATACCAGTCAACGCCCAACAGATCCGCCTTGGCCGTCGCGTCCGGATGCCGCGCAATGATCACGCCGTAGCCGTCGATGGTCAACGGCGCATCCGTCCAGACAAAGCTCTTCCCAAAACTGATGTCCTTCGGAGCGACCTGGCCCTCTGCGCCAATCACGCCAGCATTCACCACAGAAGGCGCCACATAGGCCAGAATGGCGTTCTTGCCCCAAAGGTAGCTCTGGGTGCCATCCCCGTTGTCCTTGATGCTGGCGGCCACCACAACCTTATCCACGCCGAAAACCGTCGCGAGTTCCTGCGGTCCGATGACGCCTGCCTGGGTGTACTTGAAGCGGTCCACAATCAGCGGATGGTTGCGCACCATCTTGTAGACGTCATAACCGAGTATCAGCAGGTTCGCCGGTGAACCGGTTGTGATGATCGCCTCTTTCGCCGTTTCGACGGCGGTGATTGGATTCGAGTTCACGTAATCCGACCAGAGCGAGCCGGCCGAGAGCGTCTGGGTGTTGTTGCCGTAGTTCGCTGGAGTAGTTGCCAGCGTGGCGGCACGGGCCTGGCGATCAAGCATCAGCTTGGTCTGCAGCAGTTCCACGGTGCTCTGATTCAGATCGCCGATTGTGTACGACTTCTTCTCTTCGTCGGCAACCACCGCGCTCAGCGCATGGCTGGGGCAGAAGTAGCTGGACGTAGAGAGCTTGAAGCTGGTGCGCTCGGAAGGCGAGCCGGGAGCGCGCAGCGTGTTGTTGGAGAGCTGCTGGGCTTCACGGCCAAATACCCAGTAGCGATCAGTCTGGCGGAGCACCGGCAGACGCGGAAACAGCAAGTCTGTCACGTCCTGATTGTTGCGATAGCCCTTCGCGTAGTTCGAAAGGGCCATGTCTAACCGCCCGGTTAGGGGCAGAACCACGGAAGTTGCCATTGTTTCAGCTCCTCAAAGCTAGAATGTCCGGCGCCCACAAGCGCAACGGAGTTGTGTTACTTGACGGAAGGTGCGACGTCGATAATGAATTCATCACCAACGACAGCTGCGCTCGATTGCGCGCGGCCGGCAATCTCTTCGCCGGTGCCAGCGGCGCCCACGGCAGGAATAAACCGCGAGGTGGCGTCCGCCTTGACATACTGACCAGCAGTAATCACCGCGCCGGCTATTGCGACCGTCTCACCATCCTCGACGACAGGAAAAGGATCGCCCACACTTGTGCCGGCCAACGGCACATCGCCTGCTACGCCGATCACACGCGTATTGAGCACAGTGATCAGCTTGCCGCCGTTATCGGCCACACCTTGGGCCACCGCGTAGCCGCGCAAAATCCCGGCCGTCTCAGCTACTCTGGTGCGGATTGCGGGAATCCCAACGGGTCCCATCACTCGCATTGTCATGATTCAGATCCTCATTTCTCTGGAATCGTGCGCCTCGGGGGCAGCTTTCGTCCTTCGATTCCCCCGAGGCGTTGTTCACCGGCCCCAAATTACCTCCGGATCGAAAAAACTTTCTAGACCGCTCCCGCCGTGCTTGCGCCAGCAGTTACCGGCTTGTAGCCTTCCGCCTTCAGCTCCCTGTACGCATCGACGTAGGCGATCTTCTTCTCCTTGACTCGCTGCTTCACGGCCTCGTCGAAGAGCACAGACTCAGGATCGACGCCTTCTTTGAACTCCAGCGTTCCCGGCACGCCTGACAGCTTCAAGGAACCCTCCGGCACGATCTTTCCAATGCCATCCAGAACATCCGCGAAAAGCTGCAGCGCATCCTTCTTCTGCTTTTTCTCGCCCTCGCCGAATTCGATTTCGACGATGCCGGCGGTACTGAGCGCCTGGAAGAGCTGGGGCACGCCCATGTGCTCGTAAGCCGGAAGCCAGCGCTTATTTGCCCGCAGCGATGCAATGGCGTCCTTGGCGCGTTGCGAAAGGCCAGCCAATGTCTGAGTTTTCTTGTATTCCGCAAACTGGGTCTCAGCTGCTTCGCGCAAGGCGCGCTCGGCCGCCAGATCCGCAGCGAACTTGGCTTCGGTTTTCTTGTTTTCGGCGAGGATCAGGTCCTTGACGCGATCTTCGCTGAATGCCGGCTGCGGAGTGGGGGTTCCGAACATCTCCCGCAGTGCCTCGCGAACTTTGTCCGCGATGGACTTGTTGTCATCTGCCATTGTGTTCTCCTCGTCGAATTCAATTGATTGAAATTCCGCCTGGCTAAATGCGGCATCGGCCAGACCTTTTACTTCTGGAACATCTGCGCCCAGAAAGCCAAGGTGCCGCAAACCATACTTCCCATCGGTGGCTTTGTAGAGCGCCACAGACCGCTTCTTATAACGTCCGGCAAGGAATGCCTCACGAAATGCGGGCTCAACCTGGTGGAGCTTCGCCATTAGTGTGCCGGTTACGTTCTTCAGCTTCGATACCCAAGCGTAGGCGGGAGCGCCGTTCTTCGGATGGCCCAAGACTACCGGGGATTCATGCTTCGCCGGATCGTAGCTGTCGGCGATCTGCTGGACGTCGGCTTCGGAGTAGTTCCCTTTTTCGCCGTAATCGCCGGCGCGAAAGATCTCCATCCATGGCGTTTCATTGTCGGGATGCTGGGAATTCGCGGGATTAGAAGGTTCGGCCACGAATCAAATTTAAGTGCAGCAATAGATAGTGAGGTGCCTAATAGATTCGGTGGAGAGAGAGAGTTAAGATGACACACTTGCCGAGCTATCCGCCCATTCGAGAGTCGGAAACGGCATGTTTATGCAGTGCCCATCGCGACGTTACTTAGTTGTGCCCAGTAAAATCGCAAAGGATGCAACCCTTACCGGCACATGAGAAGCAATCGTTAATGGACGCGCTGGCGACTGGCTCCGACCTTTTGCGTTCGGCTCGCGCAGATTCGACTTCAGAAAGCAGATTCACGATGTAATAGGTGGCAGTGCATTCTCCAAGTCGGCCGCATTCTTCCTTCGCCATGTAGAGTTCTTCTTCACTCAGTGTTGCCATTCTGAAAACCTTCCTTCTGTTAGGCCCTGTTATGCCAGCGACTGCGCTAAACCTTAAAACGCCGATTCGTAAGCTTCGGCGGGCGGTTCGGGAGGCCGCTCATTGGCCCCATCGAGCAGCACTAGGTCATCGACGATGGCTTATGCCGCCATCAATGTACGGAAGTCGGTTTGCTGAAGTTCGAGCAGCGTGAAAGGCTTGCTTGCCAGCCTCTCAATGCCACCTTCCGAAGCGTCAGAATCGATCTGCAGCGCCTCTTCTTCTGTGAGTGGAACAACCGAACACCTGCAGTTGAAATCCCAAGGTGGATAGATCTTGCGCCACACTGGATCGATTGCGCGCGCAATGAAGCCGTCGAGCTCGGCATGCCCCGGCCGCACGCGCATGTCGCCCACCGTCCAATACTGCCAGAACGGGAGCGCTTCCATCATGTGCGGCTCTTGCATCTGCTCAAGCCGTCCGGTGCCATAGGCCTTCAACGTGTTCGTGCTCAAGACGGTGTCGAGTTCAAAGCCCGTGAGATCGGCAACTCCAGCTTCTGAAGTGATCTCATGCACGGTCTTTTCGAAATCGGCCCGAGTTCCGCCATGAGCCGCAGTTTCAGTCAGCGCATCGCGCACCTTGGCGATGATGCGCTGATCATTGACGCCAGCCACCGTGAAGGCATCGCTGCGATACTGCCGCGTGAGTCCGTCAAACACTTCCTTCGTGACCGGAGTCAGATGACGAAGGTAGTCAATTGCGCCTTCAGACGGAAGATCGAAAGAGAAGCCCACGTCAAAGTTGGCCTTCTCTGGATATTCGGCGAACGTGTGAATCAGATGCGACCCGGTTGCCAAGCGCACCGGGCGACGGGTCTTCGTGAGGCCAGTCCGCACAATATGCAGGCGCCCAAGCAGATTCGAGGCCGCCATGTAGCGTGCCAGCGTATCGCCGATCTTGACCTGGGACGAGATCACTTATCGCTCACATTCGCCGCAATCATGCTGTCAGCCAGTTCGTGGATCCGGTTTCGGTAGATATTTGCCGATTCGCTCTTGCACTGATCGAAAAGCCGGTCGAAGTCCTTCTGCTCATGGATGACCGAACGCGGCGCCTTCGTTTCCGCGAACGGAACCGGGTCCTTTCCATCTTTCCCGGTTCCCGTATCGCTTTCTTCCTCCACTGCGGGATCTTCGCCGGGGACTGAAGGCGCTGGCACGCTGACAGGCTTGAGAACCACATCGCCAGCCTTCGGTTCAGGCAGCCCGTAGGTTTCCTGCACATAACTCTGAGTGATTGGCATGCCCATCTTCTGCAGAAGGGCGTCAACGGTGGAACGGTCCCCGAGATCAGTTTCGTCCGCATTGCTCAGAACAGCTTTGGGCATGGGAGCATCCGGGCCATAGTTCCACATCACCAAATTGCGGACGATCTGGTCATTCAGGATGTTCGAGAGAGACTGGGCTAGGCGCGCGGCTTTCTTTTCCTTCACGCCTTCATGCACCGTTCCCAGTGCCTGTGTGCCCTTGCCGTTCTCGCCACCGTGGCTGGTCAATGTCTCGCCCACCAGGTTGCGGTAGATGGCCAGCTCGCAGCGCATGCAGAGCTTCTCGTAGACGTCTGGATCCTGCGAGCGTGCAATCTTGAGCAAATCCTCCATCAGACCGAAGTTCTTGGGAACGGCAATGGCCACGCGTTCGATGATTGCCTCGGCCGCCGCCAATGCCTTCTGCTTCTCGCTTTCGCTCGCGCCC